AGCAACGCTGATGGCACATACACCGTGCAAGACACGCCAACTGTCGCTTCGCTGGATTACTTATCTCGCCAATTGTATGGTGAAAGCGAGGCGTTGGCTCGCGCCGGAAACATGACATCTTCTAACTCTAAGCGCGATATATCCATGCAAATAAGAACAGCTTTGGATAATATTAGCCCAGAGTATGCTGCTGCTCGCGCGTCGGGTAAAGACGCTATTGACCAACGCATTGCAGCGGATATTGGGACCCAAATACTAAACCCAAAATTGACGCGCGCAGAAGTTGAGCGGTCTATGGTGGGTATGGATGAAGTCGGGAGGAGGCAACTTCTCCAAGCTCTGCGCAACAAGATTGAGGAAACAGCGGCAAACGCAAAGGTCACCCCCACATCTAAAAACGACGCTATTGTGGTCGAAGCACTTGCAACGCTTAAATCTCTGAGCAGTCGGGCTGTAGCTGACAAGCTGCGTATGGTTCTTGGCGATGAAGCCGCTGACGTCCTTGGAAAACAAATCAACGATACGTCAGCCGCTCTCATGCAGCGCGCCTTAGTTTCGTCTAATTCCAAAACTGCAATACGTGGCTTGGTTAACAATCGTGTAGATGCACTACTTGGGAAAAGCCTTGGTGAGACGGTTGCAAGTCAAGGTCTTCTGCCGACGGCGACTGGCGCAATTATAGATAAAGTTGTTGGCGGGCCTTCGGCGATGGATCGCAAGGATGCAGTGTTGCGAGAGCTTGCGCCGGTTTTGACGCAGCGAAAGACGCCGCAACAGCTTATGCAAGACGCTGCTAGAGTGGAAGCGTTGACGCCAGCCATTGGTAGGGCGCGGCGTGGATCTCAGGCAATAGGAAATACAGCCCAACGCACAATGATGGGCGCTGGGCAGTCTCAAAATATTGAGGGTGAAGACAGCCGCGTTAGGCAGCTAATGCAACAGTTCGGAATAATGAACCAGCGCTAAGACTTCTTAGATTTGGACGCTGGCTTGGCTTTCAGCTTGGCCAGCTCCGCACCTTGATCCTGCAAAATGGTCGCCGCTTTTTCACAGGCGCGAAAAAGGGCCATCATGTTTGGGCAGCGGTGCGGCTGATTGAGGATACGGACAATTTCTTTTGTTTCGTCGTCTAACATTATAAACCTCCAATGTGATGTCGCATTGTTGCGGATACATAGGCAAAACGCAAGCATTCTTGGTAAACAGCGATCAGGGGTGTTATAATGAGCCAACGGATTTAGCGCATTGCGCATATGAAAAGGTAGTCATTAACATGACCGAAAATTGGCACATATCAAAATCAATACCAGCCACGCTTTTACTGGCCATAATAGGTCAAACAGTTGGCCTTGTTTGGTACGTCTCAACGCTGGACGCATCGGTAGCAACTAACGCTCGCGAAATTGCGCGGCATGAGGTTCGTATTATTGAAATTGAGAAAACGTCTCAAATACAAGCTGTGATGCTTGCTCGGATTGATGAGAACATAAAAGCAATCCGAATGGTTATCGAAAAGCGTGCCCAAAATTGAATGGCGGTCCTATAAACTTTACAGTCGGCTCTACCGTTTTTATCGCGGCGGCTGGAGGCGCTGCAACTGCGCTGTACTATTTCGGCGTCTATCAGGAGAAGTGGTGATGTGGGTTCTTGTCTGGATGCAGCTAACAACTGTCGTTACACACTTCGAGATTGGCCAATACGCCTCTGAAAATGATTGCTTTACCCAACTGACAAAGGCAACTGTACTCGTGACCAAGAACAATGAGTACCTGCATTGCTTTAAGATAGGAGTTTGACTGATGAGAAAACTAGATAGCATATTCGTACATTGCACGGCAACACGCGCAGAGTGGTGGGCTGGCCGTCGGTCCAGCGAGAAAGCTGCCGAGTGCAAGCGTTGGCATTTGGACCGAGGATGGTCTGACGTGGGCTATAATTATTTCGTGGACCGTGATGGAACGATTACTGAAGGTCGCCCAATTGAAAAGACGCCAGCCGCGCAGAAGGGCCACAACACGGGTTCAGTGGCTATCTCCCTATGGGGTGGACACGGCGGAAATCAAGACGACAAGTTTGAGGAAAACTTTACGCCTGAACAGGATCGTGCGCTGCGCAAGCTAATTGCTCAACTGCGCATGGAATACCCGTCAATCACAAAGGTGCGTGGACATAACGAGGTTTCGGCCAAGCAATGTCCGTGCTTTCAAGTGACATCATGGCTAAACAGCGCAGAAACCGAGAAAAAGCCAGAGCGAAAGAGGATTGCCCAAACCAAGACAATCCAAGCTTCTTCTGTTGCAAAGATGGCATCTGTCGCCACGCCGCTTGTTGGTGTTGTAGGTGGTCTGCCTTGGCAGAACCTAGCGATCATGGGGGTTCTGGCAGTGGTAGCGATGGTGGCGCTGGGCGTGATTGATTTGGAGCGTCTCAGTAAATGGAATAAGGGCGACAGATAATGTTTTTGCTGGGTAAACTAAAGCTGTATGCAGCGTTGATCGGCGCTGCGGCATTGGCCATTGTAACCGTGTACTACAGGGGCCGTGCCGATGGCCGCGATGAGTTAGAATACGAAATCAAGGATGATCGCCTTGAGAAAATATTGACAGCGAAAGAGGTCGAAGATGAACTTCAAAATGCTAGTGATGCTGACATTGCTGCCCGTGCTAGTCGCTGGGTGCGGAGTGACAGTGACGGGTGACACTTACTGCGATGTTTCGCGAGTAATTACATTCAAAGATCAATCGGTAGTGGATTGGACTGACGCAGATTTGCTGCGCCAAATTGTGCGGCACAATGAAACTCGCGAAAAGTTGTGCAAGTAATTCGGTAATATGTCTAAATTAGCTAAACTGAGTGCAACAGGCATTGGCCGTGCTGGCGAGTTCCTTACTGCGTCAAAGTTTCAAATGGCTGGGCTGGAGACGTCCCACGTCAATGGTTCGTGCGACCTACATGTGACGCTACCGTCCAAGCGTGTGCTTCGCGTTGAGGTAAAGTCGTCGATTGTGCCAACACTGTCTGGGTCGTTCAAGTTCAGCCGTGGCGGCTCAGATGCGGAGATTTTCGTGTTCGTCTGTATTCCGCTGGGTTTGATCCGCGTGTTTAGCGAGTATCAACTAAAGGGTTTCCAGACGACAACGCTTCGGCCCGCTGAATTTACTCAACAGGCCGAAGCGGATGACATTGCGGGTCTATTCCACCGCTAATCGCGGCGGTCGTCGATGCCGTTGCCGTCGATCTCATAGCTTAACAGAAAAACGATACAGCAGGCCGCGTGGGCGAGGTGTGACATGCCCGTCTCCCCGTCTGCCTGCTCACCATCCCAGAACGCCAGCATATGCCTCTGTGCAGCCGCATACATCCTTGAATACTCCATGCCGCCGTTCTCTTGCCAGTTGTGGTCGGAATACTTTTCAGCGCCGTAACCTAGCACCTCCGAGATGGCCAATATTGCTTGAGGTGGAAACAAGTCCACCCGTGGCTTTTCTGCGTCGTGCTTGACTGCTTTAGTCATTGGTTGGTTTCCCTTGCCATTGCTTCCGCGTGTGCGTCTCGCACCAACTCTGCAATAAATTCTGCGGTGGTACTACACCCGACAGCCTCGCTTTCAACAAACAGCCAGTCAAGCTGCTCCAGAGATAGCGCATCAATGACTTGGCCAATATAACCATAAGTCAGTGGGCTTTCGTTGTGAGCGGTAGTCTTTGTGCGGACCTTCTTATTGCAGTGTCCTGATTTACGCCCGCGATTGATGGCACCACTTACAATCCCACGATTTAGACCAAGAGCTTTGGTGATATTTTTACCAGACATGCCTTGATTGCTTAGTCGCCATATGTCCAGCGTCTGCGGTTTGATTTCGTGTCGTTTAGCTTTCACCTTGCTTCTCCCGTAGCTCGTCGCGCTCTTTTTTTGATTTCATTCTTATCCAGCATTAACGTGCTAACGCGATCTTGCAAACGTGTCACGTCCTCGCGCTGGCGTGCGACCTTGCTCTGCAAACCGCTAATAAGTGTCCTTGCTTCGTTGAGATTATTTTCTAGCATCAGTATGCGGCGATCGGACATTATCGGTTCCCCTCCCAGTTGATGCGTGCCACCATTATGTCGCGTCGCACCGTACCTTCGGACACGCCTAGTTCAACAGCAGCCGCAGCGCGTGTCATTCCCGTTAGTGCCATTTCCTCAAGTTTGTCGCGTCGATCCGATATTTCGCCTTGGTACGGCGACACCTTGATCTGGCTGGCATGAAGTCGCACGCCTAAGAGCTGACAATCTTGGCGAATAGTGGTTGGAACGACGCCCTCAATATTGGCAACTTCCGAGATTGTCATTATACCCTCTTCTGCGTATTTCTTAACACGCTCACGACGCTCTTTTGTGAGTTGCAAACGCTTCGCTTGAGCAAACGCCGTCGCCTTACGCCACTTTTCGGGGTTTGGTATCAACGGATCATTTAAAGCCTCGCGCAGCATAGCTATACCAAGCCTTTCCTCAGCTTTCTCCGCATCTGTCACCGCTGGAGGGAGCGTTCTAGCATCTCCATCAATGCTTGCTAGGCTTGCAGTTGCTGGCGCAGGTTTGGTCTGTCCGCTTTCTCCGACTGCTCCAGCATTACGGCATTCAACCTCAGTAGGCGCTGCGTTATTATTGTTGCGTCTGACACTTCTAAATTCTCCGATTGTTCCGATTATATTAACCATTATTCGTCCTCCTCAACTTCACCAGTGCCACCGCACCAGTCACATTCCTCAATTTTCGTTTCAATAAACCCGACATCTCAGGCACTGTAATGCGGCATGTAATAATTAACCTCACACTCGCCAGCACCGTTGCATTGTTCACACTCAATCATAACACGTCTCCCTGTGGTCGCGCTTTGGGGCGCAGTGAACAGCCCAGCGCCAGAAGGCAC